CTCTACTTCTCGTCTGCCGTTTGGCGGATTCCCTGGTCTCGTTGATTCCCAAGGCTGATGCTGTCGCAATGGCAAAACCCGCTTACTGCTGAACAGCGGTTGGCAATGCGCACTTATGCAGAACGCGCATACCCTAAGGAGACCTGCGGCTTCATCTTGCTGGATGGGTCGGTGGTGGAGTGCCGAAACACCAGCGACGAGCCCGACACGTTTGTTATCAGCGCCCAGGACACCGCTGATTACCTTGACGATGCCAAGGCGTGCTGGCACAGCCACGCGAAGTACAGCGGCTTCAGCCCAGCTGACATCAAAGCTTGCAAAGCGCTGAACCTGCCTTATGCCGTGTGGAACTGCAGCGGCAGCGAGACATTTTGGCTGGACCCTTCACAGGACGCAGGTTTAATCGGGCGTCCTTGGAACTACGGAGTCTACGACTGCTATTCCGCAGTGCGCGACTGGTACAAGCAGCAGTTAGGGGTTGAGCTGGGCGATTATCCCCGGCGTTACGAGGGGGAATGGTCAAAGCCTGGCTTCGTGTTCTTTGAGCAGAACTTTGCCGCTGAAGGGTTTCTAAAGGTGCCTGCCGGAACTGATTTCGTGCGTGGTGACGTGATCCTTTTCAGGATCCGCAACCAAAGCGTTTGCAATCATGTCGCGGTAGTGGAGGATCCAGCTGCCAACAAGCTATATCAACATCTAGTCGGCAGGTTGTCTGGGACGACTTCCTACAGCGGATATTTCCGCGAAAATAGCTACATGGTTGTGCGGAGGGCAGGCTGATGGTGACGATCCGATTGCTTGGAGAAGCAGGACGCCGCTTTGGTCGTCAGTTCAAACTTGCGGTCAAGACCCCCGCTGAAGCTGTTCGCGCACTGTGCGTTCAGATTCCCGGCTTGCGTCAATATTTGTTGGATTCTGAAGAAAACGGAATTGGCTGGCGTGCGGTCACTGATCATGCAGCTGGCTTAGACGAAGAGGGCTTGCTGTGGCCGATGAGCAAGCGCTTTGTCCTGGCTCCTATCCCTGCTGGCAAAGGTGGAGTTGGCAAAATCATCGCTGGCGTGGCATTGGTCGCCGTGTCAATCTTGTTTGCACCTGCAGGTGCTTTTGCAGGCGGCTTGTTCACGCTTGGCGCACAAGCAGTTCCGATCGTTGCTGGTATTGGTTTAAGCCTTGCGTTTAGCGGCGTTGCCGACCTGCTGACGCCGACTCCCAAGATGCCGAACGTCTTTGGCGGCGGCGGTGGATTTTCTGGCAGTGGAGCCACAGGTGGCAGAAGTCGTGAAGATCAAAGGAAGTCATTTACCTTTGATAAATCCAACGCCAATACTCAGCAGGGCGAAGTCGTTCCAGTGCTCTACGGTGAGCGCATCATCGGATCGACAGCGATTCTGAGCTTCGGTCTGGAACTGCAGAACAGCCTCTGATGGAAGACTTTCAAGATCTGCCTGAAGTCAGCGGTGCTGGTGGCGGTGGCGGCGGGCAACAAGTTGTCCAGCAGACGGTTCAGCAAAACGTCACCATTGCAGCGCCTACTACTAGGCAGCCAACTGTTGCAGCAAACAACCTGTTTTCGGTTGCCTTTGCAAAAACCGTTTATGCACTGAGCGAGGGCGAGATTGAAGGTTTCCCTAACAGCATCACAAAAGACACGTTTCTGGATTCAACGCCGATCCAGAACGAAGACGATACTTATAACTTCCAGGGCTACACGATTGAGCACCGTACTGGGACGGATGAAACCCAGACGCCAATTGAAGGTTTTAGCACCACCGAAAATGTCGTTGGCGTAAATACCAATCTGACCGTTACTGCTGGTGCTCTGACTCGCACCATTACCGACACCGATGTAGAACGGTGCCGGATCATTATGACTCACCCTGCATTGCAGGCAGTCAACAAAGATAACGGCGACGTAGTTGCAACTAGCGTTAGTTTCAAGATTGAAGTATCAGCCAACGGTGGTTCATACGTTGAGATCGATTCGCCAACTGTCAGCGGCAAATCAAACAGCCAGTTCCAACGTGCCTATGAGTTTGACCTGGATGGCACCGGACCTTGGACAATCCGCTTGACTCGCCTGACAGGCGATGACAGCAGCGGTTATGTGTCAAACCTACTCAGGTGGCAGTCGTTAGTTGAAATCATTGATGAGAAGTTTGCTTATCCAAATACTGCGTTGCTGGCGCTGAAGGTTGATGCCCGTCAGTTCAACAGCATCCCGAATGTTTCGGTCAGGCTGCGCGGCAAACGTGTCCAGGTCCCCAGCAACTACAACGCTGAAACCCGTGTCTACACCGGCATCTGGGACGGCACTTTCCAGACAGCTTGGACTGATAATCCCGCGTGGATCTTCCGCGACATTGTGGTCAACGATCGCTTCGGCGTGGCGCGGTATGTTTCCAATATCTCGGTTGACCCGTGGTATCTCTACACCGTTAGTCAGTATTGCGATGAATTAGTCCCCGATGGGAATGGAGGGACTGAGCCGCGCTTTACGTGCAATGTTTATCTGCAAAACGCAGGCAGTGTTTATGAGGTTCTGAACAGCCTTGCGTCTTGTTTCCGGGGCTTAATTTATTACAGCCAAGGACAGCTGTTCCTGACCCAGGACCGCGAGCAGCTTCCGGTTCAGCAGTTCAGCGAAGCCAACGTTATTCAGGAAGTTGACGATTCCGGTCAAGTCAACTCACCCTGTTTTAATTACAGCGGCACAGCACGAGGCGCTCGCAAATCAGTCGTTCTGGCTAACTGGGACGACCCCAACCAGGCGTATTCGAGCGTCACCGAGTACCAGCAAGATGACGCGCTGCTGGAGACCTTTGGCTACAACCCGATTGACCTGCGCCTGCTTGGCGTTACTTCACGCGGTCAGGCACTGCGAGCAGCAAAACACACGCTGTTCTCCAACCGTTATCTGACAGAGAAAGTCAGCTTCCGCATTGCGGCTGAAGGCTTGGCTGCTGGCGTTGGCGAGATTATTCAGATTGCCGATCCCTTGAAACAGGGTCAGCGCCTGGGCGGTCGCATCAAAGAAATCAGTGGCAACAACATCACGCTCGACGCTGTCTTGAGCCTGAATGATGCGATTGATTACACCCTGACGCTGGTGGTGCCTGACGGAGAGACCGTCACCAACCCTGACAGCACGATCACTAAGCGCCCGAAACTCAGCGTTCACAACCTGATCAGCGCATCGCAAGACCGGGGCAATCCTGAGCTGCGGGATATTGCCACGCAGGCTGGCACTGATGTTCTGGTTACTCAAGACGGCGACGTGCTTGAAGGCGTCACCATTGTTGATTCGCTTGGCACGACCACCGCTGTTGTTGACGGCAACGTTGATAGCCAGGTCAACGCCCTGTGGGTTTTGGAGTGGTCTGACATGCAGGCTGCTCTCTACAAGATCGTGGCAATCGCAGAGGTTGAGCCACTTGTCTTCCAAGTTGAGGCGATCCAGTACAACGCGAGCAAATTTGATTACGTCGATAACGACCTGCCGATTGCAATTCCCAAGGATCGTTTCACGCTTGAAGTGCCTCAAGCCGTTGTCAGCCTTTCCGCCAAATTGGCGTACAACAACGGTCGCACCCAAATCAATGCCAACTGGCAAGCGCCTGAGCGCAATGGTGCAGACGACGTACTGATTCGTGGTTATCGGTATCAGTGGCGCCAAACCGGAGCGGCTCAATGGAATGAGGTGCAGGTCACCTCAGTTACCAATGCATCAGTCAGCTTGCCTGACCATGTTTATGGCACGGGCTACGAGTTCCGCGCTGCAACCTTTGACCGCCTGAGCCGTCAAAGCGAGTTCACTGCAGTCACCGTTTCTGACTTTGATGCAATCCCTGATCTCAGTGCAGCTGAGTTCAACGCCACCGTCACTCACGCCAACCAGCCTGACGGCACCCAGCTGATCATTGTTGACCCTGGAACGTGCCCGATCCTGCCTCGGATTACTGGTTTCAAATGTTGGGCACGCCCTCGCAACCTCAAAGGCGGTGAGATTCCTGGCGTCAAAACCCCTGGGAATGATGGCTACTACTTCCTGGCTGACATCCCGCTGACGGGTTACTACACGATTGCGTTCCACGCGCCAGACACCTACGACATTCGGATCAGCTTCACCAGCGCAGTCTTTGGCGAAGAGCCTGACGATTACATCTACGATGTGGTGGAGCGTGCCGAGATTGCACCGCCAACGCCTAATAACTTCAGCGTCGTTGAAAGCGCAAACCGTGTAGGCAAGCGTTTTAGCTGGCAACTGCCGCTGAGTGAATACGGCAGCTGGGATCAGAAGGTCGTCAGCGACATTGTTGGCTATGAAGTCCGCTTCAAACGCGGTCAGCTCGCTAACAACATTGTTGAGTTTGACGTTGCCACTGACATCGTTACGGTCAAGACCTCAACGGTTATCGGCATCAAAACCAACCAGCACCTGCTGACTGTTGGCGAAGAGATCGTTTTTGCCGCTAGTGCTGGCACACTGCCCACCGGGATTACAGCTGGCACCACTTATTTCGTGGCAGAGGAAGGATTCAACAGCGTTGAGTTCAAGCTTGCCGCGACTGCAGGTGGCGCCGCAATCAACCTGACGGGCACTGCCACTGGGACGTACAACGTCTCCGGTCCGGCAGCGCTTGCCACTCGCCTGAATTTATCTGCCAGCTGGGGCGCAGGTATCGAATTGGCGTCCGGTGGCTTGAACGCCAACCAGCAGTGGTTTGAAACCAGCCTGTTTGACGCTGACACCTGGGTGGTGATGGTCAAGTCGGTTGATGCGACCAACTGGCGCTCTGATCTTCCTGCCTTTGTGCTGGTCAACATTGGCGCTCCGCCAGTTAGCAACGCGGTCGCAACGATTAACGCCAGGACTCAAGGCGATGGTGGCTGGGTCGGCAACTACATCAACTGCGAGGTCGATGGTGATGGTGATCTGGTCCAGACCGATGCAGGTCGAGACAGCATCTTCACTTGGAACTTCGACAACAACGAGGCTGAAAGCAACCTGCTGCTGAGCACCACCGCGACGGCAACGTACCAGCACAAACTGGTTGCCCTGACTGGCGAAGACACCGTGCTGGTGCAGGAGCCTGATGGCACCAACGACGATGACAAGCTGTTGCAGGAAGACACGCCTGTCGTGATCACTGTTGCCAGCAGCAGCTTTGAGCTACAGCGAGGCGGTTCGACGATTCCTCACCTGCTTGAGGTCAACGACACGCTTGAGTTTGTCGAAGTTGCGGGCAGCTTGCCCACCGGAATCTCTACTGGGACGACCTATCACGTCGTTTCGACTGATCTGACCAGTACCGTTTTCCGTGTTGCGGCTACCCAAGGTGGCACGGCAATCACCCTTAGCGGCACTGCCACTGGAACGTATGCCGTCAGAGGTGCAGCATTTGGCATCTTGGGTGAGCAGCGTTTCTACAGCGACACCGAGCTGGCTGAGGGCGGCATTGTTCACCCTTACGCCCCATACGAAAGGTTGCTGGGTGATGTCTACCGCGTGGAAACCACCTTCAAATCGCCTGACGGTGTTGTTGCTGGTGAAATCACTGCCCTGACCGCCCAGCTTGATTACCCCGACGTGATCGAAAAACAGAATGACGTTGCGATTAGCAGCGCTGGCACGGCGGTCAGCCTGAACAAGACATTCCGCAGTGTTGAAAGCGTGCAAATCACTGCACTTCAGACTGGCGGGTCAACGGCGGTCACGGCTGTTGTCACAGCCAAAACCACGACCTCGGTTACGATTAAGTGTCTCGATGCCAGCGGTTCCGGCGTGACCGGCTTAGTT